ATGGCGAACCCCTATGCGGGCGAGGTCGCGCTGGTCCTTGACGGGACACGTCACCGGCTGAAGCTGACCCTTGGGGTCTTGGCCGAGCTTGAGGCCCGGCTTGAGGCCGACAGCCTGACCGACATGGTGGCTCGGTTCGAAGGCGACAGCCTGCGGGCCCGCGACGTGCTGATGTTGATTTGTGCCGGACTGCGCGGTGGCGGCTGGGAGGGTGATTTGCCGGACCTGCTGCGCGCCGAGATCGAAGGCGGGCCGATGGAGGGCGCGCGGGTGGCGGCCCGTTTGTTGGCACTTGCCTTCCGGGTGCCGGAATGAGCGCCGGGGGATTCGATTGGCCAGCGCTGATGCGGGCCGGGATCCAGGGGCTGGGGCTGACGCCCGAGGCGTTCTGGCGCCTGACCCCGGCGGAGCTGTTGTTGATGCTGGGAGAAGATAGCGGCCAAGCGCCTATGGGGCGTGATCGGCTTGAGGCCCTGGCGGCCCGGTTCCCGGATCAGGATTGAGAGGAGACGGCCATGGCCGGATATGACGATAGTATCGAAGAGTTAGATGAACAGCTCGTCGAACTGGAAACCAGCCTTGCCAGTGCCGCGAGCATGGCAGCGACATTTCAGGCCGAGTTGCGGGGCATGCAGGACAGCATGCTCTACACCAGCCGCGAGGTGCACGGCATGAGCCGGTCGCTTGGTGGCGGGCTGCGACGGGCGTTCGATGGGGTAATTTTTGACGGCATGCGCCTGTCGGACGCGCTTCGGTCCGTGGCACAGAGCATGGTGGACGCAGCCTACAACGCAGCCATCCGGCCCGTTCAGGGGGCGATTGGCAATGCGCTGGCCAATGGTGTGAACAACCTGGTCAGCGGCCTGATGCCGTTTGAGCGCGGTGGTGCCTTCAGCCAGGGGCGTGTGACCCCTTTTGCCCGGGGCGGCGTCGTGCAAGGGCCGACAACCTTTCCGATGCGCGGCGGCAATATGGGCCTGATGGGTGAGGCGGGGCCGGAGGCGATCATGCCGCTGCGTCGCGGGGCCGATGGCCGGTTGGGCGTCGCGGCTGCGGGCGGCGGGGCCCCGGTGCAGATTACAATGAACATTTCGACCCCGGATGTGCAGGGGTTCCAGCGCAGCCAGAGCCAGATCGCAGCACAGGTGAGCCGCGCGCTCGCCCGTGGTCAGCGCAACCGCTAGGAGACGGCCCCATGTCTTTTCACGATATCAGGTTTCCCGCCAATCTGAGCTTTGGTTCGACGGGTGGGCCGGAGCGGCGCACCGAAGTGGTGGCGCTCACCAACGGGTTCGAGGAACGCAACACGCCCTGGGCACAATCGCGTCGGCGCTATGACGCGGGTGTTGGGATGCGCTCGCTGGATGACATCGCGACGCTGATCGAGTTCTTCGAGGCCCGGCGCGGGCAGCTCTATGGCTTTCGTTGGAAGGACTGGTCGGACTACAAGAGCTGCGCGCCGTCGCGCGAGCCGCATTTCGAAGACCAGGTGATCGGCACCGGTGACGGCGATACGATCAGTTTTGCCCTGTCCAAGACTTACACATCGGGCGAGTTCAGCACCACGCGCGACATCAAGAAACCCGTGCAGGGCACTGTTCTAGCTGGGATTTCTGGCGATGAGCAGGTGCTGGGGCAGACTTTTGAAATCGACACGGCCACAGGCATCGTGACCTTTGCCACGGCGCCGGACCTAGGCACCGAAATCACCGCCGGGTTCGAGTTCGATGTGCCGGTGCGGTTTGATACGGATGCGATCACGACCAGTGTCGCGAACTTCCAGGCCGGTGAAGTGCCGAGCGTGCCGGTTGTGGAGATCCGGATATGAGCGGCGTCACGGGACTGGACGCGCATCTTCAGGAAGGCATCACGGGCGTTGCGCGATGCTGGAAGGTGACGCGGAAAGACGGCACCACCTATGGGTTCACCGATCATGACCGGGTTTTGGCGTTCGAGGGCATTGAGTTCCGACCGGAAACGGGCTTGAGCGCCGCGGCGCTGAGCCAGTCCACGGGGCTTTCGGTGGACAATACCGAGGCTGTTGGGGCTTTGAGCGACTCGGCGATCACCGAGGCCGACCTCGCCGCAGGTCGGTTCGATGGCGCGACCATCGAGGCGTGGCTGGTTCAGTGGGACGAACCCGAGAACCGGGTGCTGCAGTTTCGCGGGAGCCTTGGGGAACTGACCCGTGCCAATGGGGCGTTTACCGCCGAGTTGCGCGGCCTTGCCGAAGCGATGAATACCCCGGTTGGGCGTGTCTATCAAAAGTCGTGTTCTGCGGTTCTGGGCGACGGTGCCTGCCGTTTCGACCTCAACCAGGTTGGCTATGTCACCGAAGGAAACATCGTCACGGTCGACAGCGGACGCGTCTTCACCTTCGAAGGTCTGGACCCGTTCGAGCCACGCTGGTTCGAGCGGGGACGTCTTGAGGTGCTGACCGGGGCTGCGCAGGGGCTGAGCGGCGCGATCAAGATCGACCGTGTGTTCGACACCACACGGCGCGTCGAGCTTTGGGACCGGTTGCGCGCCGAGATTGTCGTGGGCGACCGCGTCCGCATGACGGCGGGCTGCGACAAGCGTATGGAAACCTGCCGGTTGAAGTTCAACAACCTTCTGAACTTCAGGGGATTTCCCGATCTTCCGGGCGCCGATTGGCAAGTTGCGCACCCGTCACGCGTTTCGGCGCGGTCGGGGGGGAGCCGGCGGTGACGCCGGCCGTCGAGGTGGCCCGCGCCTGGTTGGGAACGCCGTATATTCATCAAGCCAGTTGCCGTGGCGCGGGGTGCGATTGCCTCGGTTTGCTGCGTGGCATCTGGCGCGAGCTCTATGGTGCGGAGCCCGAGGCCATCCCGGCCTACACGATGGATTGGTCGGAACCCTCCGGCGAGGAGCGGCTCTGGGCGGCGGCACTGCGGCATCTCGATGAGAAGCCGCTCGATGCCGCCGCCCCGGGTGATGTGCTGCTGTTTCGGATGCGGGACCAGGCGGTTGCGAAACATGTCGGTGTGCAGGCCGAGATCGGCGCTGCGGCCAGTTTTGTCCATGCCTATTCCCGGCATGGCGTTGTGGAAAGCGCGCTGACCCCGCCCTGGGCGCGGCGGATCGTGGCGCGGTTTTCTTTCCCTGAAAGGATGTAACGGATGGCAACGATCCTCTTATCTGCGGCCGGCGCAGCGGTTGGCGGCCTGACATCGGGCACCGTTCTGGGCCTGACGGGGGCCGTGATCGGGCGCGCGGTGGGTGCAACCATCGGTCGGGTCATTGACCAGCGTTTGCTGGGGGCAGGGTCGGATCCGGTCGAGCGTGGCCGGATTGACCGGTTCTTGATCACCGGGGCCAGTGAGGGGGCGCCTCTGGCGCGGCTGTTTGGGCGCATGCGCCTGGGCGGGCAGGTGATCTGGTCGACGCAATTCGTCGAGAATACCTCCAGCACCGGCGGCGGCAAAGGCGCGGCGCCACAGCCCCGCACCACCACCTATTCCTACTCGATCTCGCTTGCCGTGGCGCTGTGCGAGGGAGAAATCCGGCGCATTGGGCGCGTCTGGGCGGATGGGGTCGAGCTTGACCTGACAGCGGTGACCATGCGGGTCTATACCGGCACCGAAGATCAGATGCCTGACCCTTTGATGGAAGCTGTGGAAGGGGCGGGGGAAGTGCCGGCCTATCGCGGGGTCGCCTATGTCGTGTTCGAAGATCTCGATCTGTCGCCCTTTGGAAACCGCGTGCCCCAGTTTGCCTTCGAGGTGTCTCGCGCAGCTGCGCCGGATCGCGCCTTCCCGCCAGCGGCCGCGGATGCGCTGCGCGCGGTGGCGTTGATGCCGGGGACGGGGGAATATGCGCTGGCCACCGAGCCGGTCATCTATGCGCGTGGGTTTGGAGACAATGAGCCAGTCAACACCAGCACGGCCTCGGGCGGGACCGACCTCGCGCAATCGCTGAAGCAGTTGCGCGAGAGCGCACCCGCCACGCAGTCGGTCTCCCTGATCTATTCCTGGTTCGGCGACGATTTGCGGGCAGGAAGCTGCCTTGTGAAGCCGAAAGTGGAGGATGTCACCCGCCGGGCAACCATGTCGTGGCGCGCGGGCGGCATCGAGCGCTTCGAGGCCGAAGAAGTGGCCAAGGTCGATGGCCGCTCGATCTATGGGGGCACACCGGCTGATCAATCCGTGGTGCAGGCGATTGCCGCCATCAAGGAAGGTGGGCAGGAGGTGACCTTCTACCCGTTTCTGCTGATGGAAGTGTTGGCAGGGAACGGTTTGCCCGACCCCTATGGAGGCGCGGAACAGGCCGTTCTGCCATGGCGCGGTCGGATCACTGGTGATCTGGCGCCAGGACAGGCCGGCAGCCCGCAGGGGACGGCCGCGAATGGCGTTGCGGTGGATGCGTTTTTTGGTGCCGCCACGGCGGCGGATTTCACGATTTCCGCAGGTCAGGTCGACTATACCGGTCCGGCGGGGGATTGGGGCTATGCCCGGTTCATCCTGCACGGCGCTGCCCTTTGCGCGGCGGCGGGCGGTGTGGAGGCGTTCTGCATTGGCTCGGAAATGCGCGGTTTGACCCAGATGCGCGACGATATGGGCTTTCCGGCGGTGGAGCGGTTCCGGGCCCTCGCGGCGCAGGTGCGCCTGCTGCTGCCTGGTGCCAAGCTTAGCTACGCGGCGGATTGGTCGGAATACTTTGGCTACCAGCCGCAGGACGGATCGGGCGATGTGTTTTTCCATCTGGATCCGCTCTGGTCCGATCCGGAGATCGATTTCATCGCGATCGACAACTACATGCCGTTGTCCGATTGGCGCGATGGGACGGACCATGCCGACGCGAGCTGGGGCGTGATCCACAATCTCGATTACCTGAAAGCCAATATCGAGGGCGGGGAGGGCTATGACTGGTTCTACCCGACCGAGGAGGCTCGGGAAGCACAGCGCCGCGAGACAATCACCGACGGGCTGCGGGGGGAGGACTGGGTCTTTCGCTACAAGGATTTGCGCGGTTGGTGGAGCAATCCGCATTTCGAACGCCGCAATCCCTTTGACGTGACGGTGATCGCGCCGGCTGCGTCTCCGCGCGATTGGACGGCGGTTGGTGCTGCGAGCTTGGCGCCGATCAACACCTATGTCGAATGGCCCGGTGCGGTCGAGGTGACCGCGACGGGGGGGACGGCTGACGAGAACGGGATCGCGCGCAGTTTTTCGATGACTGACTTGCGCCGGTACCGGGCCACGGTCTGGTTTGACCAGGGCAGCTCCGACGAAGTGGAACTGATCATTGATACGTTCCTTGGGCCTGCCGTGCGGTTGCGCTACCGCTTTTCGGACCAGACCGTCACCTTGGATGACGGCGGGACCCTTGTCTGGGCGCATGGTGTCGAGCCGTTGGACGATGTCGGATACCGAGGCGTGATCGAGTTTACCGCCGCGCTCAGTGATCCCACGGCCGAGTTCCGGGTCACACCCCTGAGCACCTCGGAGAGTGTGGTCGTGCTGGCCGGCACACTGGAAGACATCAACGCGGCGCAAACCGGGTGGATCCCGCAATCCAAGCCGATCTGGTTTACCGAGTTCGGCTGCGCGGCAATCGACAAGGGTACCAATCAGCCCAACAAGTTCCTGGACCCCAAAAGCTCGGAAAGCGCCATTCCGCGCTATTCGAACGGGCGTCGTGATGACCTGATCCAGGCGCAATACCTGCGCGCGGTCATGGAGTATTGGACCGACACCGCGAACAATCCGGTCTCCGGCGTCTACAACGCGCCGATGCTCAATATGGATCGGGCCCATGCTTGGGCATGGGACGCACGCCCATGGCCGGCCTTTCCGAATGATCGGGAACGGTGGTCTGATGGCGAGAACTGGGACAAGGGCCATTGGCTGGGCGGCCGCATTGAGGCCGTACCGCTGGATCAGGTCGTCGCCGAGTTGTGCGAGACGGTCGGGGTGGTCAACTATGACGTCTCTCGGCTGTACGGACTGGTGCGCGGACATGTGTCCGGTGAAACCGAAAGCGCACGGGCCCGGCTGCAGGCGCTGATGCTGGCCTACGGGTTCAACGTGGTGGAGCGGGAGGGGCAGCTTGTGTTCCTGCCGCTGCCGCTTGAGCCCGAAGCGGTGATCGATGTCGAGCGGACTGCTCTTGATGAGGATGGCGCGGGCCGGATCACCGAGACCCGTGCCTCGGAGGCGGAAACCACCGGGCGCGTGCGTGTCGGATACACCGAGGCCGAGGGCAGCTATGCCGAGCGTTTGGCCGAAGCGGTGTTTCCCGGCGATGGCGATGACGGTGTCACTTCCAGTGAGGTGCCACTGGCTCTTACGGCGCCCGAAGGGCAGGCGATTGCCGAGCGCTGGCTGGCCGAGGCCCGTGTCGCCCGCGACAGCGTCAAGCTGAGCTTGCCGCCTTCCATGCGGAACCTTGGGGCCGGGGCCCTGGTCGCCCTTGAAGACGGATCGACATGGCGCATCGACCGGGTCGAGGATCGCGGCGTTCGCGCGATTGAGGCCGTCCGTGCTGAACCTTCGGTGCAGGAACCATCCGAAGCGGTCGAGGAATTCGCAACGACGGTGGAGTTCGTCCCACCGGTGCCGGTCAGCCCGGTGTTCATGGATTTGCCGCTGCTCACCGGGGAAGAGGTGCCGCATGCGCCGCATCTGGCGGTTGCGGGAACGCCATGGCCCGGCTCGGTTGCTGTCTATACCTCGCCCTCGCAGGATGGCTTTACGTTGAACCGGCTGATCGAGCGTGGAGCCATCGCCGGAACGCTTGAGACACCGCTATTTGCCGCGCAGCCGGGCCTTTGGGATCGCTCCGGTCCGATGCGCGTGCGCGTGACCGGCGGCAACCTGTCATCGGCGGAAATGACGGCGGTGTTGAACGGCGCCAATCTGGCGGCGATCGGGTCCGGGGATGACGGCGCTTGGGAGGTGATCCAGTTTGCCGGCGCAACGCTTGTGGGCGAGGGGCAGTGGGATATCGGCCTTCGTCTGCGCGGCCAGCAAGGCAGCGATGGGATCATGCCTGACACCTGGCCGGAGGGCAGCCTGTTTGTGCTGCTCGACGGGGCGCCGGGGCAGGTTGATCTGCCGCTCGCGGCCCGTGGATTGGCGCGCTATTGGCGCATCGGACCTGCACGACGCAGTGTCGACGACCCAAGCTATGTTGAACGACTGGCTGCGTTCCAAGGGGTTGGGCTGCGGCCGTACAGCCCGGCGCATTTGCGCGCCCGCGCTGTTGCAGGAGATCTCGAGATCAGCTGGATCCGCCGCACGCGGATTGACGGAGACAGCTGGGAAGGGGTCGAAGTGCCCTTGGGCGAGGCCTCCGAGCAATACGTTCTGCGTGTTGTCGACGACAGTGGCACGCTGCGCGAGGAACTGCTGGCCACGCCAGCCTTCACCTATACCGCGGCCATGCAGGCCAGCGATGGGGCGGTGGCGCCCTATGAGATCAATGTCGCCCAACTGTCCGAACAGGTCGGGCCCGGGCCTTTTGCAAGGATTGTAATCGATGGCTGATACACCGGTAATGTCGCTGCCTTTGCTGGCCCCGGCACAGGCGCAAAAACATGTGACGGTCAACGAGGCGCTGAGCCGGATTGACGGGCTGGCGCAGCTGTGCCTCGTGTCGTCCACGCTTACCACACCGCCGCTGGCAGCGCCCGATGGGGATGTCTATGCGGTGCCGCCGGGCGGAACCAACGCGTGGTCTGGCGAAGATGGCAAGGTCGCGATCTCGGTCAATGGCGGCTGGGTGTTTGTTGCGCCCAAACGCGGCTGGCGGGCGATGGTCATGGATCAGGGCCTGCCCGCGATCTGGGATGGCAGCGCCTGGCGTCTGGGCGCCCAGACGCTGACCCCGGGCGGTGGTTCTATGGTCATCAAGAGCGCAGAGATCGACGTGACCCTGACCGCCGGGTCGAGCGTCACGACGCCGGTCGTCTTCCCCTCGCGCTCGATCGTTTATGGCGTGACCGGGCGGGTGATCACCGAGGTCACTGGCACCGTCACAACATGGGATCTGGGCGTGTCGGGCGATACGCAGCGCTTCGGCAACGGGTTGGGTCTGGTCGTGAACACGACGGTGAACGGCCCGGCGGCGCCGATCGTGTATTGGACCCCGACGCCGTTGGAAATCACCGCCGTTGGCGGCGATTTTGCATCCGGAACGGTGCGCCTTGTCGCGCATTATGCCGAGTTGGTCCTGCCTGACGCGGTCTGA